GAATACTATGGTCCCAAGCGCGTGCCCATACTCCCCCCCGAGTCTGCCGCTGGTTATTATGTTGGCATTGATCCGCCGAACGCTAAGAAAGGAGCAATTTATGACAGCGCAATTCTTGTTGCTTGCCGTGCTCTCACTCAGGAAATTGAGAATGGGGGGCATGAGATGATGTCTGTTATGCGTGATCAGATGACTGACGTTTGCAAGCTCAGCGCCAAGTTGGAAGGAATCGTTCCTGAGCAAAAGACTGGTGATCTCGCCGAGCTCCCTGAGAAAACTCGCGTATTCTTCATAACTCAGATATTCACGAGTGCGATGATGAAGAGGCTGTTTCTTCCGATCTCGAAGTTATTTGGGATTGGAACTCGTCATCGCCCGAATCCGATTTCCATCAATGCAAAGTATCTCAATGGGACCGCCACGTTCATGTTTAGCGAAATGTTCAATGTTCCGGTTGCTCAAATCAGGGGCATTCGCAGCAGAGCTGATGCTGACAGCATACAGAAAGAAGTGTTGAAGAAGTATGTCGTAATTGAAAGGGATTTTAGTAAATTCGACCTTCACCAGCAGCCGCAGGTCTTATACGACTGCATGCTTCCGATGATCAACAGGTGTGCTTTCAGTGAGATCAAGTATGACTCCGACGGGCAGATCCAAGGACGTTACAAAGATGTCTATGAGAAGGGGTTCATGTGCGCTTTTTTGCGCTCCCTTGAGGTGTTGGTGAGTAAGGTGATAAATTCTCCCGATGGAAATGGTTGGTTGAGGTTGTTCGGCGGCCTCCCTTCTGGCGTCTGGACGACATCTCTGGTGAATTCTGTGTCGAACGTCGTAATGTCATTGTGTGTTTGGGCAAAATATTTCGGAATCACGATTGGGCACATGATTGAGTTGTGGCGCGCTGGTAAGTATCGCCTGAAGGTTTGTGGTGATGATGTCGTTGAGGTGATTGAACGGAAATTGCTTCCGGCGTTAGATCGTGCTAGGTATACGGCCATTTGGAAGATTATGTTCAACCACATAATCAAAGGCGATGAGATCAAAATTGTTACTAACCTTTTTGCCGATGTTGGAAGGGATAATCCCGTCCAAAACTGTCCGACCTTTCTTAAGTTCGCATTTACAGTCCGAGTTTGTGAGAAGCATGGTGGTGAAATATTGTACGTCCGAGATGAAAGGCAAGTCATTCCAAAAATCTTGGTTCCGGTGTCGACCGCACTTACTCCGAATTTGATCAGGGATAGGATAATTTGTGCTGCGTACACTTGTGGAGTCAACCCTAGGGTTTACAACTTTGCCAAGCTCGTGATGGACTCGATCGAAGATGAAATTGATTCGAGCAAAGACGATGAGGAGCCTGATCCTTTTAGCATGAAATCGGATGAATACACTGAAAAGATGAGGATGCGCGCCGAGCTATCAACCTGGGGAAATGTCACCTTGCCGACGAGGCAAGAAGTACTTGACAAGCATGGTTGCAACAGCGGAAGGGACTATCAATTCGCAAGCGCCTACAGGGACTTTCACACTTGCATTTCTAGTGATGTACCGGAGGTGAGCGATTATTATTTGTCTCGTCAGCACTACGATGGCAGGATCGGTTTCGACTCTCTTTAATGCCAATCCAATCTCTCC